GGACCCGAGCAGCTCGTTGAGGCCAGGGAGGCGCCCGTCGAGCTCGAACTGGATCACAGACCCTCCGGGGGACCGGCCCCGATTGCCTTGTTGACCGCAGACTCGGCTGTTGCCCGGCTTCGCTTGGTGACACGCTCGACAGCGCGGATCAGTTCTTCCCTTGGAATCGACTGAGTAGCCTTGGATCGAATGAAGAGGTCCAGGTCGTCCGTCACCCGACTCGCCGCCGACGGGCTCACCCTGACGCTCGAGCCGGGGGTCGTTGCCGTCCTCGGCTCGAACCCCACGCTAAAGCCGTCCTTGCATACGCATCTGACGACTCCTACTTTCGTCTTGATGTGACCGAACCCGAGGCACCGGTCGCATCTGTTTCGTTGGGCACTCACCTCACGCGCCGCCGCAGCGAGCAACTCGTCGGTCCCCACGATCTCGGCGAACACCAGGTCCGAGTCGTCCGTCGCGCAGAGGCCGTCCTCGCCGAGAAGCGCGCCGCACTCTTCACAGTTCACTCGGCCCACCGACTGACGGGACGGTTCTGCTGGCGATCGAACCATCCGATCAGGAAGCGCCGCATCCCCTTGGCGGTCTTCCGACGCGACGGGTTGTTGATGAGCCACTCGCGCGCCCGGCGCAGCTCCCTCACGAGATCCAGGGCCGGATAGAGATCACGAACCGAGTCGACGAAGTCGGAGTGGACGGCGACGGTCTTCTGGGGGCCCGCGGCGTCGAGCTCGACCACCAGAATCGACCCGGCGGCCCCGCCGAGGCTCACAGTGGTGTCGCGCTCTGGCGTGGCGAACAGCTCCCCCTCTGCCGGCTCCGGGAACTCCTCCGCCTTGCGGAAGATCTTCTTAGCGCATAGCTCCTCCATCACCTTTCCGGTGCGGTCCGGGGACCACGAGAACGGAAGCCTCCTGGCAAGGTCCTAGTGATCGGACGGTATCTGGTTACCGAGTTTGCTAGCTAACAGCCACAGATAGGGAAGCACGGCTTTTGCATCGTCGCTCAGCTCGTAACGGAGCCAGTCCTCCGAGAGGATGTCCACGTAGAGCTTGATGTGAAGAGAGCCGCGCCCCTTCTTGTACCGTAGCAACTCGGCATAGTGCCCCACGCCTACGACTCCAGGGTCTTCGCGAGCTTCTCGAGCCGGCTGGCTCGGTCGACCAGGGCGGACGCCTGGGCCAGCAGAAGGTTGGCGGCCCCCTGAACGAGCGAAGCCTTCTTCGCCAGGCTGAACCCGGAGCCCACGCTCACGACCGGGTAGCCCGCCTCATTCAGCTCGGCGACGGCGCGCCTCACCTCACGCTCCGAGAACATGTGGATGCTCGCGAGGTCACGCCGGGTCACCGGGCGATCCATCCTTGATAGCGTGTCGAGGATCTGGTCCGCGGACTTGGTCAGAGCCACGTCGCTCACTTCTTATCGTCCCCCAGGAGACCGAACTGCTTCCGCAGCTCGAGTGCGATCTTTGCCGCACGCTCCTGCTGCTCGACGATGATCGCCGCATGCTTGCGAACGTAGGCAACCACCAGCCCGACGCCGAGGAGGACGCCGAAGACGAGCGAGATGACGTTGCTGGCGGCCCACAGGATTGTCTGGAGAGTCGTCACAGAATGATCCTCCACTTCCTGATCTCGTCGTACGAGATGTTCTTGACCTTGCCGACCGTCACGAAGTCGGGGCCGACGAACGTCACCTCCCAGCGATCGTTCGCGACGTCGACGACGACCTGGCCGGGATGGACCCAGTCGATCTTCTTCGGCGGGTCGTAGGGCTGCTCGAGCCCCAGTGTATCGGGCATCTTCTCCTCCGTCAGTAAGGCGATGGCAGCCTTGGCCGCCGCCAGCGAGAAAAGAGCGAGGGTGGCGTACTCGATTGGGTGCGCGAGGGCCCACTCGGCAGCCACCCTCAGGAGCTCGGGGTTCACTCGACTAGGTCCGGGTAGAAGCCGGCGTCGAAGTAGGCGAGGAAGTACTTGAACTCGCGCGGAGTCCTCACCTTGATCAGCCGCTCGCCATCTCGACGCCTAGACACTGGATTACCGGCGTCACCGAACACATCCCAGTAGCGCGCCAGCGGGGCCGCTCCGGCCAGGAAGTACGTGTCCTGGGCATCGACCCACACGGCACCGGTGGCGCGGCACACCGGATCTCTTGACGATGTCAGACGAACCCCCTGCGGCAGGTCGTCGAGCGGCTTCATATTCAGCGCCACTCGATACCTGTTGACCAACACCAGGGCACGGCGCCTGGCATCGGCCGCTAGCGGGTTCGTCACTCCGCCACCAGCTCCGGGATCTTCCCGTTGTCGAACAGCTTGACGAAGCGCGCGACCGGGCTCGACTTGTAGAAGTAGGAGCCCGACACGGATGGATTCTCCTCGCTCTCCGGCTCGCGGAGCTTCCCGAGGAGCGCCGGCCGCTTCTTCTCGATCACCTTGACGAGCTCGTAGCTGTCGACGGTCAGGCCGGACTTGATGACCTCGATGCCGGGGACGTCGATTCCGCGCGCCAGCGGGCACGAGTCGACCATCGCGATGTCGCCCTTCGGGAGCTTCTTGAGCGGCTTCTTCCGGAACAGCCGACGGATGTCGTTGACGAGCCCCAGGACTTCCGCCGTGTCCACACTCTTGGCCATGATTCCTCCAGTAGTTGCGTTGCGAGAAGGGGCGCCGGAGCGCCCCCGCTACGACGACGGCTAACCCTTAGCCCAGGGCTCCGGCTCGCTGGTCTTCGCGACCGAGCTCGGATCGAAGGCCTCGACGGCCGCCTCGACGGCCGCCAGGTTCGTGAACGGCTTCCCCTCGTTCCTGGTGCCGGACTTGCCCACCGTGGTGGTGAGGCGGCCCCGGAACTTCCGTCCGGCAGCCTTCGGGAGGTCGATGGACCCACGGTCGCCGGGCAGCGACTCCTCCTTGAGGCCGACGGCGTCGAGGAGCGCCAAGAACTTCCCGCCGCCGAAGCTGTTGGTGATCTCGAAGCGCTCGAGGTGGACGCGACCCTCGTGCTCGCCCTCGTCGACCTGGAAGGCGCCGAGAATGAAGGGCTCACCGGAGCCCTCCTTGAACTTCTCCTGAAGGGACTTGATGGTGAAGACGTAGTCGCCGGCCGGCGGCGGGTACCCGAGGCTGGCGGCGGCGACCTTGGCGGCGGAGAGGTTGGGGATGATCATGCTACTGGTTCTCCTTCTCGAGCTGTGCCGCCAGGCTGTCGGCCTTGGCGACGGGTTTCGGGGCACGGGCCTGGAGGAGCCCGTAGAAGTCACGCTTCTGCTTTGGGTCGGTGATCAGAGCGGCGTCGCTGATCCCGAACCGGGCGATCACCTCGCGATACGCCTCCTGGCCGATACGGTCGCACTGGCGGAAGACCGCCTCGAGGAAGGCCTCGTCGCGCGGCGGGGCCGGCGCTTCCACGGGAGCCGGCGGCTCTTCGGCGCGCTCGCTAGCTACCGGCTCGGCCGACGTCAGGGCACCGACCTGGATCGCCGAGCGCTTGTCGGCCCACTCCCGCAGGATGCCACCGAGATCACGCCCCGGCCTCAGGAAGGTGACGCCGTCGAGGGCCCGGATGCGGGTCTTGGAAGCCACCGCGTTGTGGTCGCGGTCGAGCGTGAGGTTCACGGTGAACTCGTACTCGATGCCGTCCCGGAAGATCGGGGCCATGCCCACCTTCCGCGGGAACTGCTTGCCGCGATCGTTCGTCTCCATCACGTACTCGGTCTTGGTCCTGAGTGTCGTGATGATGTGGCAGGGACTCGCGAGGATCTTCTCGACGAGGGCGTTGTGGAGGGGCGTCACGTCCCGCCAGGCCGTGTAGGAGTTGCCCGACTCCTTGGCCGCCTTCGCGTGAATGGCCAGGGTCCCGTCGTATCCCGCCCAGGCGTGGGTCAGGGAGTCGACCACGATGACGTCGGCACCGTCTCGTTCGGCGGCGACGATCGCGTTGATGTAGGCCTGGGGATGGTAGGTCGCGAGCTCGAGGTAGTTCTCGGCGGCCCACGGGAAGTCCTCGTCGTAGAGCAGTGCCGAGCCATGCTCTGTGTCGATGACGCGACGACGCTCCCCCAGGGCCTCCGCTAGGGCGAGGGCCGTCCAGGTCTTGCCGGCGCCCGAAACCCCCTCGAGATTCAGGCGGAGGCGCCTTGGGCGCTTGGCCGCGCTTCCGAACTGGAACTGCTGTTCCACGCTACTCCTTACTGCTGTCGGTGAACGTTGGAAGAAAACGACGGTGCCCCTTCGTGACGATCGTGTGCCGCTTCACCACCTCCTCGTAATTGCCTCCGTCGCGGAGCTCCTGGGCAACCTTCTCCCAGTCGGTCGTCGACGAGTCCTTCGTCCGCTTGTAGGTGATCGTCCCCCAGGTGCCGTACAGGCCGGTTCCCTCGCCGATCGCATTAGCGATCTTCGCTTTGAGGTCATCGTAAGCCTGGGTACGGGTGCCGGCGAGGTGGAGTTTCCGGAACTCGTAAATCCACCCGCGCTCCTGGTCCGTAGGTTCCCTCATGGGACCGACCGCCGGCATACCGTCCAGCCAGAGCCCGGCCGCCTGGGTCGCGGTGATCGGTGGCACCTCGTCGCCCACCATGTAGCGGTCCCACCAGTCGCGAGCTCGACCGTAGACGGCATCCCGAAGTCTCGGCGGAATGTCGAGGCGGAGATGTCGGAATTCGAGCACCGGACCCCCGAGGAGGACACCGTAGCCGGCCCAGTTCCGACCGGTCACGATTGCCTCCCAGACGTTCTGGAGGGCATACTCGTCCGGGACCTGGTCAGATCCGGATGGCCCCCATCTCCACACCTGCTTTGAGCCGGCCGTCTTGCCACTGTACAATCCATCGGTACCGATCAGGCCGTCGGGCGTCGCACACATCCACGGCTCCGGACCTGGAATAGTCCTGTCGAACCACTCGACGGTGTGGCCGGTAGCACGCTCGTAGAGGGCAGCAACCCCTAGCTGAACGGCCGTTCCGATGGCGAGGTGGCCGGTCGATCCCGGCAGCTCCGGTGCCCGCTTCAGAAGACCCTTCTTCGACGCCCAGACGTCCCAGCCGCTCCTGTACTTCGACCTCCCCAGGATCGGGCCGATGTCGGAACCCGACAGGGTCCGGGACCGCATCTCGTCGTCGCGCCCGGTATCTGCGAGCAGGCTAGCTAACCCACCCGCAAGGCCGACCACTGGAGTAGGGATTGACTTACCAACGGGATCGGCATATATTCCGCTTGCGTCATTCACGTCGGGCATAACACCATGGTAGCCCGATACCGAGTTAGCAGTCAAGCGAAAAACAGACAGGAGATCGAGAAACATGGCGACCGCAGCCCCCCCCCCACAGAAACCCGGACCCGACCGCAGCGACCTGCGCGGCCAGATCGGCGTTCGACTTCCCGAGGACCTCGAGATCGCGATCCTGAGGTTGCTCCAGAGCGAGAACTCGAAGCGGTTCTACCCGATGACCCTCAGCGACCTCACGAGGATCGCCCTCATCGAGTATGCCAACAACCGCGGCTTCAAGGTGGAGGACACCGAGCCGATCGGCCGGGACGCTCCGGTCCCGGCGAGGCGGCGCGGCCTTCGGTGACGTTCTCGTATCGGGACGGCGTTGCCCACTTCGACGTTCGCCCCCAGGGTCGGCGCGGACCCCGCCGACGCCTGACGATCGAGGCCCCCACGAGGGACGAGGCCGTCGCCAGGTACGAGGCATTCCAACGGTCGCTCCTTCTGGCGCCCCCACCCACCTCGGTCGCGGTCGCCGGCACGACGCCGCTCCTCCGGGACTACCTGGACGAGTACTGGAAGCGCCAGGCACTGAGGGTGTCGAAGAAGACCGCCGCCGCTGACGAGCCGCGCCTGGAGCGGATCAAGTCCGCCTCCATCGGCTCGCTGAGGCTCCACGAGGTCAACCAGGCCACGGTGCGCGACTTCGCCGCCGCTCTGAAGGCGTCCGGACGTGCGCCGGCCACCATCAACAACTACCTGAGCCTCCTTCGGAAGGTCCTCCGCGACGCCCACGAGCGGGAGATCCTGCCGGCCATGAAGATCAGCCGCTGGCCCCGAGAGGTCGAGCAGCCGCTCGAGCTCGAGCTCACGCCCGCCGAGCGGAAGCGCCTGATCTGGGGAACCGGGCCCGACGCCCGCGATCGCTTCTTCGAGCTCGCCGGGCAGGAGTCCGGCTGGGGTCCGAAGGGGCTCGCCGGCTACTGGGACCGCTACCTGGCCTGGTGCCGCTTCCTCCGGATCGCCCTCGAGACCGGCATCACCCTCGACGACCTCCGAACGCTCACCTGGGCCAGCATCGGCCCCCACGAGATCCGCCTGAGGCGCTCCAAGACGAACGTCGAGGCCGTCATCCCCATCACAGCCCTGTGCCGGGAAGCCCTCGAGGCCTGCAGGGCCGCCGCCCTCCACCCGCGGCTGGTCTGCGTGACCCCCGACGGCGAGCCCTGGAGCCAGATCACCATCCGCCGCTACTGGGCAATGGCGAAGCGCCTGGCCAAGATCGGCCGCCGGCTCCGCTTCCACGACCTCCGCCACTCCCTGGGGTGCCGGCTGGCCGAGGCGGGCTGCAGCGACGCCGACATCGCGAAGGTCCTGGGCCACGCATCGACGAGGGCCACTGCCCGGTACCGCCGGGTGGGCCCCCAGTCGACGAAGCGGGTGGCCGAGGCGCTCGCTAGGACGGCCTGACGAGCCTGAGGCGCGCCGACGCCACGGCTCGGGCCTCCGGGCTCATCTTCCGCCTGACGTAGAGCCGCAAGAGCTCCGCCACCTTCCCCAGGTCCCTCGGGCTGAACTTGACCGTGACCTCGTCGTCCCCTAACTGGTGGACCACGCCCAGGGCCATGAGCCTGGTCCTCACCGTGGACCTGGACCTGTCGGTGTAGGCGAGGAGGAGGTCCCCGCCGTAGGGCCACACCCTGCCGTAGGGGCCCCTGAGTTCCAGGTTCCAGGGGTCGACGGGGCTTCCGGGGACGTGATCCTCCGACGGGAACACCCGGAACCGGTCTCCGGCGATCTCGCGGAGGTCCAGGCATCCAGGCTGACCCGCCCTCGAGACGAGCACAGCGGGCAAGGAGGCGCGATCGTGGGTCGGTGAAGGGGTAGGCAAGGGGTCACTCCTTTCGTGGCGTTTTAGGGCCGTTTAAGTGGCTTCCTACCGAGCGAGCGACCTAGCGTGCCACCAGAGTACCACGGTCGGCTACCAGGGCTCGCGCGCGGTAGAATAGGAACAGGAATAGGACATGGGCCTAGTCCCAGTCCTTGTCCTAGTTGTAGACGAAGAAGATATAAGAAAGGCACTTATATACTTATTGCGCAGAGCTACGCGAAAACGCCTCGAAGCTGCAGCGAACGGCGTCTCAAGCAAGCATCGTGCCAACACACTTACGGGCGAGCGGCGGCGCCCCCAGGCGCAAGCCGCGCAGCCCCAAAGTGCTTGTGGGCTAGCTAGATGACCGTCCACGAACGTCCACGCTCGGCGCGCCTCCGGGCCACGTAAGTGGTTGTGGCGGCAGCTCCCCAGGTTAGAGCGCAGGCCTGTCACGCCTGAGGTCGCGGGTTCGAGCCCCGTCGGCCCCGCCAAGCTCCAAGTGGTTGACCGGGAAGGAGATGCGGACGCGCAGAAAGCTGCACGGAAGCCGGATCCGAGGCCCCGGCGTCCACACGGCGTCCACATCGCGTCCACACCCCCCTCCGGACGGTTCACTTTTCGGCACGCTCCGGTAGCCGGCTACCGTTTCACCAGCTCGATCCGAACGAGCTTCGCCTCGCCATCGCCCTTGACCGAGACCTTGACCCGCTCGTCGTGGCGGTAGACGAACTCCTGCGAGTCCGCGGGGAGCTCGAGCGACCCACCGGCGCGCCGCAGCAGCACCAGCATCGCGAGGTGGGCCTCGTAGGCGTAGGCCTCCCGGTTCCCGATCAGCGGCGCCAGCTCGATCATCGAGACCGGCAGCCTGGCCTGGTAGGTCTCCAGCGTCCGGAGGCGTCGGGCAAGGCTCTTGAGCCGGCCCTCGGCCATCTTCACGCGGCTCCTGGCGGAGTCGGCCTCGAGCAGCGCCTGGCGGCGCTTCGCCTCGGCCTCCTCGAGGATCTCGAAGGCCTTCCGGCGGGCCTGCTGAAGGACCTTGCGGTCGGGGCTCACACGACGTTCAAGCTCTCCCATGAGCCGGGACGTCCGGACGGTCTTCAGGTCGATCGACTTCCCGCTCATCGCCCCACCCCACCTGCCTCGGTCCCTACCCCAGGGGGTTCGGTCACCACCCCACCCTTCTCGGTCACCACCCCAGGGGGCTCGGTCCCCGGCTCGGACGGTTCCGGGCCCACGAGCTCCTGCCAGTAGGTGTCGCGGGTCTCGTGGACGTACTCGCCATCCTGGCTCACCCACCAGCCCGGCCGTAGGGGAATCGGGGTGCGCTCCAGGAGAGCGATGGAGAAGTTCCATGGCGCTTTCATCACTTGGTACCGGTAGGCGATGAGCACCATCTCCTCGGGACGCGGCAGCACGACGTCGGAGGATCTCCATGGTGAGGTGCCGTCGGCCACCTGGCGACGCTTGACCAGCTCGTCCATCACCGCGCAGAAGTAGTTGGCGAGGGCGCCACCGGCCTCCGCTGCACGCTGTCGCAGCTCTTGCTCGCGGTTGTCAATGGATCTCGCGAAGCCCATCACAGCTCCTCCACCGGGAAGGCGCGCCGCTCGACCATTTCGAACTCGACGACGTGGTCACCCTTGCGGGTCGTCTTCCACTTGCTCATCCTGAGGTGGTTCTTGAGGTGCGAGAGCTTTCCCCAGACGGCGCCCTCGCGGGTGTAGTCGCCGTCACGTGTCCTCCACTCGCCCTCGGCGTTCCTCACGCGGTAGACGAGCCGTCGAGGATTTCCTTCGCGGGGACTGGATCCTGAAGCCATTTTCTACTCCTTCAAATTCAAGCGCTCTCCCGCTCGTTTGCTAGCGAACAATCTAGACCGACTGGGTTGACGTTTCAGGGGAAACCTGGCGAACATTTCCGGGAATCCTGGCGAGCTTTTCCGGGGAACCTGGCGAGCTTCATGGGAAAACCTGGCGAACTTCACCGAGATCCGGGCTGGCTCGAGGGGAAATCGCCCCGCCGCCCCCCGGAAAATTGGCCCGCCCCTACGACTTTCGTTGACCCCGACCGACCGACCGGGCCCCGAGGTCCCGAGGCCGGGCCGAAGGGGCCCCGACCGACCGGCGCCGACGGGGTCCTTGACACCCAAAGGGATATTCATATCCGGATTGTATGGTATCGCTACCTGGTAGGCCCGGAAGGGGCCCGGAAGGGGCCCGGAATCGCGCGGGAAGGGGCCCCGTGAGGGGCCCCCGTGAGATCCGGAGTCGATCTAGGGTTACTAGCAGCCTAGAACGGCTCCGATGGTGGCGCCTACGATGATCCAGAGCGTGAGACGGGTCAGGACTGTCGCGACGATACCGGCTCCGGCGACGGCCGGATCCCATTCGCGGCGCGCCATTAGAAGGGTACTTCCTGAGACGGGGAGGCCCCTAGACGGCGCCAAGTGACCCAAAGGGTAGCCTGATACTCATGGGGGAGCAGTCCGACCTTACGGGCCCCACGGGCGAAGTGATCTGCGAGGTACCGGTACTCTGCGTCCGAACGGATTTCGGCCGCGGCGTCCCCGCGAAGCTGGTACGCGGCTCCGCGCGCGTGACGGTCAACCGTTACCGGGCCCGGCGTGTCGGGGTTGAGGATATTCGCGTAGAACGCGCGCACCTTGAGGCCGCCAAGGATCTCGAGCGGATCCCCCCCGCGGAGGATGGCCCTAGCTTTCTCCACGTTCCGTCGCCCGTACGTTCCGACCGCGGGGAGCGGCTCAGCGTAGACGTAGGCCGCAAGGAGCGCCTCCGCATCTTCGAGGTTCTTTTCCCACCGCGAGCCGGGACTGATGGCGGCGATCACTCCTACCGCCTGAGGGAGCGTCACGCCGTACCGTTCGGCGAGCTCGCGCGCGGTAGAGTTCGCCTCCCGGTACCAGCGGATCCCGTGCGCCACTTCGTCCGGTGTCGCAAGGCTCCACACGGCGGAAAGGTTGCGGTTGATGCGGCGCGAGGGCCGCGTATAGCGTCGACGAATGGCCATGCTGTTTACCTCCCGTTCGGCTGCCACTAGGCGCCTAATCGAGCCGCTAGCTTGCTCTCTAGCGGCTCTGGTAGGCGTCTAACTCGTGACTGCC